CGACAACGAAGAGGAAGGACCGGGCTACCAAGAGGTTGAGCGTGAACCCTCCATGCACGAGGTAGTAGCCAAGCGCCTCTCCGAAAAGCGGCGCGCGGAGGAGCAATTACCCGAGGACACGCCAGTAACGCAGCGTTCAGACGCTGTAGCCGCGGCAGAGGACAACGTGCCTCACGCTGCGGAGCCTGTTGTCGACGAGGTGGAGCCAGAGCCTGACCAGGTTACGGTAAAGGTCTATGGCAAGAACTACCAAGTTTCCCGCGAGGATGTCGATGCAGCGGGTGGATTGGAGGCGTACCAGAAGCGGGCCGCTGCCACAGAATTGCTACGGCGCACCAACGAGGGGCGCAAACAGCTCCGCGAGGAACAGCGCCGTTGGGCCGAAGAGCAAGCCAAGCGGATGCAAGGCACGCAAAAGCCCGAAAGCGAGTCGGACGACGACCATTTGGAGTCGTTGACCGAACGATTCAGCGAAGCGCAGCTTGAAGATGATCGCAAGGGAATGGCGAAGGCGATGAGGGATATCATGTCGTCCGTCGCGCCGGGACAGACTAGCCCGAACGTGATCGAGACCGTTCAGCAGATCATCGCCGACAATGAGCGGAAAGCCGACCAACAAGCCGGCATTCGGTGGCTCCAAGACAACCATCCCGAGATCGTGGATAATAGGCGGCTGTTGCTGAATGTAGACGAGCATGTGCGGTATTTGGAGCAGCAGTATCCGGATGCGCCACCCAGCGCTCTGATCAAGTTCGCGGCCGAAGAAGCACTGCAATGGGTGCAATCCCTAACCAAGACGCAACGCACGGACCACTCGACCGACCAGCGAGTAGCGACCAAGCGAGCAATGAATACTCCTGGCCCGGCTTCGCAACGCAAGGCGCCTGCGCCTGCGCGGAGACCGGCAACGACACAAGACTATGTAGCGCGGCGGCAACATGAATACGATCCGACGCGTTCTTGAGAGGTAACGAAAGATGGCCGGACAAGTTTGGTCAACCAACAGTGCAGGCGGGTATATGTATTCGGACGAACTGTCCGAGGTCCTGCGCAATGCTCTTCAACCCAGCACTCGGTTTGTGCAGCACTGCGATGCGGACGACTTCAGCGACAAGGGACTCCACGCCGGGGATAAGTTTTACTGGAACGTGTACTCTGATGTGGGAACTCAGGGCGGAAGGCTCGCCGAAACCCAGCAGATGCCGGAGACCAGCTTCACGGTCGCACAGCAGAGCGGGACGGTGTACGAGTTCGGAAACTCGGTGCCGTACTCCGGCAAGCTCGATGACCTGTCGCTCCATCCGGTGCGTCAGATCATCCACAAAGCCCTCCGCAACGACGCCACTAAGGCGATGGAGGCAGAAGCCCATGCTCAGTTCGCGGCGACGCCCCTGGTGGTATCTCCTGCCAGTGGCACATCTACAACGGCGATCCTGCTGGAGGTCGCGGGCACTTGCTCCAACACCAACAACCTGGCGATGAACTCGACCCATGTCAAGCTCATCGCCGACGTGATGAAGGAGCGCAACATCCCGGTGTTCGGCGACGGCAATTACCGTTGTATCGGCCGCCCCAGCACCTTCCGGAGCTTCAAGGATGAGTTGGAGGCCAAGTCCAGCTACACCCCGCAGGGGTTCGGTCAGATCCTTAATGGCGAGGTCGGCAGGAGCTACGAGGGCATCCGCTTCTTCGAGCAGACTGCCATTGCCAGCCGCGCTTGGAGCAACGGCAAGTCGGATCAGGCGTTTTTCTTTGGTGACGACACGGTGATGGAAGCCATCGTGGTTCCGCCTGAGATTCGCGGCAAGATCCCCGGCGATTACGGTCGGGATCGTGGCGTGGCCTGGTATGCCCTTGAGGGCTTCGCCCTGGTGCATTCGGCTGCGGCCAATGCGCGGATCATCGAATGGGCTTCGGCTGCCTAAAGGAGGTATCGCCATGAGCTACAGCAATCCAATCGTTATCACCTACGCCCTGGGTGAGTTTGACTTCGGAGGCGGCTCCGCTGAGGCGCTGGCCATCCGTGCGCCGGCTGGTTACGAGAACGGCCGGATCATCGACATCGGAGTTTCGGTATCCGAGGTATTCCTGACCGGCTTGACCAATGGCCATGTGCAGGTTGGGACCAGCGGAGACGCCGACGCTTACGCCAAGCTGGTCGTCCCCAGCGGGCAGGCTGACGCCAGCTACTGCAATACGCAGGTGGATACCGATGCCATCATCAACGCGGACGTGGACTCCACCGAGTTGGAGGTGATTCTGACCAACGGTACCGACAGTGGGACCGTGTCTGGGAAGGGCCACGTTTCCATCACCATTGCCTGGTTCTGAGGAGGGCCACACCATGGAGAAATCGCTGAAAGACGGTGTGACCTACACCGAGTCCGTCAACGCCAAGACGCCGCTACGCGGTGACACCGGCGAGAAGACCCAACAGCCCAAGGCCACCACTAAGCGCGTGAGCGGTGATGGGGGTCGTGGGAGCTTCAAGTCCAAGGAATAGGTCAACAGCGACGGGGCCGGTCTCCCGGCCCCGTCTTGGGAGGAGCTATGTACGACATTTTCCCGTTCGATCTACCTGAATCAAAGCCGCGCAGAAAAAGCGGGCAGGCAGAAGAGGCCGACATCGGCGATATGGCGCGGCGCCCCCAGAACGAGAAGCGCATGCAGCCGAGGGAAAACGAAGAGGCTTACGGTGATCTGCTGGAGCAGGGCCTGACATGCCGCAAGAAGCTGTGGTGATGCTGGACCAAGCTAGGCCTTATGGGGAGATTTTAGGCGATCTTCCTTGGTGTCCGTTGGCGCGTTACTTCCAGGATGGGCGGTACTTCGACGTGGCAGGGCGTGTGGCGGAAGAGGTTGATCCCGCGGCGCCGGAAGGCCCGGATTACAACGCTTGGCACTGGAAGCAGTTGCGCAAGGTCGTGCTCGAGCGCGGCGGGGAATGGACCAACAAAGTTGAAGCGGTGGCCTGGCTGAACAACGATGACGCGGTACGAGCTTAGAACCCTGCTGCGGCAAGATTTCCTCGATGACATGGCGGATGCGCCCACCAACGACGCGCCCTATTGGGACGACGAGACGCTCGACCGCTACATCTATCTGGCCGAACGCGAAGCGTGTAAGCGGTCGCGGTTGCTTCTGGACAGCACCACGGCGGATGTATGTACTGTTACCCTCGAAACCGGCGTGCCGCAGTATGACATGCACAATTCGGTCCTGGAAGTGCAATCGGTCGCGCTGGATGATAACCCGCTTACCCGGGGCTGCCGAGATACTTTCGAGGGCTTGTGGCGCACCAGCACCGGCAGACCAACTGTGTGGTGGGTGTACGGGCAGATGATAGGCGTTTGGCCCGCCCCATCCGCGGATTACGACGATGAGGCACTCAGCCTCGAAGTGTATCGGTTGCCGCTTGCCCCTATGGCCTGCGACACATCGGAACCGGAAATCCCGGAGGAGCACCATCAGGACTTGCTGTATTATGCGGCCTATCTGGCGCTAAACCGACGCGACCCTGACACCCGCAATCAAGACGGCGCGATGGAAAACCTGGTCCAGTTCGAGCGGATTTTCGGCACCATCAAGGATGCCGAGGCGCGTGAACAGCGCCGGGAGCAGGAGGCGTACATCGTGGTGCGGCCCTGCTAAGGATGCCCCGACAATGAACCTCCTGGTTGAGTGGATCAAGTTTGAGGAGGGTTTCCGGGATCGTCCCTATCGGGACACCCTCGAGGTGCGCACCGTGGGCTATGGTCGCAACCTGGTCACCCACCCACTGCCACAGCGCAATTGGTCCTCCGACCCCTGTACTAGGGAGGAGGCCGAGGAATGGCTGCGCGACGAGCTGGCCGATATGTTTTCCAGGCTCCGCGAGCGCAGGCCAGTGATCGAGACCCTGGACCCGGTGCGCTCGGCGGCTCTGATGAACATGTGCTATCAGCTCGGCGTTGCTGGCGTGCTCGGCTTCCGTAAGATGTGGGGAGCGGTGGAGGATGAGGACTTCGCGGGAGCGGCCGTAGCGGCTGAGAATTCCCGTTGGGCTCGGCAAACACCCAACAGAGCGCGGCGCGTATGCCGGGCGCTTGAGACCGGAATTTGGCCAAGGGAGATCGTCCGTGGGTAATCTCATCAAATGGTTTCTGGCCAAGACGTTCTTTCGCTATGTGCTGCGACAGATCATTCAGCCCTCGACACTGCGCAGTTTGGCGCGGCTGCTGGGGGCGTTTGGCGTCGTGCTCGCTCCGCAGCACTGGGAAATCATTACTGCCTCCGCGGCCTTCGTCTCTGAGGTCGTGTTTGGTATGGGTAGCCCTGATCGGTGGGGCCGCGCTGAACGCTGGGTGCGCGACGTGGAACTGCGCCATTCCCACGATCGCTCCGACTATTCGGAGCTCGACATCGACACAGAGGATCAGCGCAGTAGATTACGCACTGGCCGAGAGGACCTCGATCGATGGAATGCTGACTAATGCGATACGGATGGTGGACGGGGCTTATATGTCGATCCGTTGCGGTTTCTGGGAGTAGAGAAAAATGTGGGCTGTACTGCTGAAAATGGCGCTGCCGGCGGTAATCCGGGCGATTGAAGGCAAGATCGGGAAAGAGGCGATGGATGTGCTCGTTGCGGCTGTTGCGCACGGTGCAAGTTTGGCGATCAGCGGAGACGAGAAGCGGGCGGAGACCTGGACTGTTTTTATGACGCAGGTAGCGGAACTGAAGCTGGCGATTGCCTCCGAGCTTGAGGCCGGCATCCCCTGGTATCTGAACCTGGCCATGGAGGCGCTGGTCGCCCGAGGCCGGGTAGCCGCACAGAAAAAGATCGCATGAAGCGCAAGGAGCGGAAGAAGATCACGCGGATGAAGTGCCAAGTCGGTGCGCTGGACCATCTTGTCGCCACGCAGCATCTGGAAATTAAGAATCTCCGCTGCAGGATCGATGGAATTGGGCGAGTTGTGGCACGAATCGCCGATAGGTTAGATCGCCCTGAGGTGGATGACTGATGGTCGCCACCTCGCACAGTCCGCCGGGATC